TTGCTAGTATGCCAAAAAGGTAAATTTGAGGATACTAGCAAAGAAATACAAAAGTTATTTGTAGTTTCGTGATAGTATCCTATATCTAATAGTATCTAACTATCTAATAGATTGAATTCCCTATACGCGTTAAGAGAGCGTTCCATGGGTAACGGGAAACTCAATCTATTAGATAATTAGGTCTGTTAGATAGTTAGATATTTTTTTGGACACTTCTAGGGAAAAATGGAAATCTGTGCTAGAGTGAAAGAAATTGAAAGTTGAGGGACATATGTCTTTTTATGGTTTAGACATGACGCAAGAAGAAGCACTTGCTGATTTGGAAAAAGTAAAGAAGTTTGGTAGTCGAGATGGTCGTGTCTGTGTTTGTGGACACGGACTTGGTTATCACGCTTTTATCGATGGTCGTGGGGTTTACAAATGTAATGCTCAAAAGCAGACTTGCCCTTGTAAAAATCCAAGACCAGTTTTGACTACTGACAATGTGAAAGCGTTCTTGTTCAAGACACACGGAAGTGCTGGTCTGCACGCTTTGGGTCAAGGTATCGCAAATGCGAGTAAGAATGGAAACTCAGTTGAGTGGATTATTGACTTGGTATGCGACAGATGTGGGGCAGAAAATGTTGTCCCTTGTCCAGTAAATCAAAATGGTATAGTAATGTTTAAAGCAACTGGTTATGACAAGTTGCTATGTAGAGATTGCCGTTTAGGTAATTAGGAAACAAGGAGACGAAATGATAGAGAAAAAAGTAATACCTAGGCCGACTACCAATATTTGGACAGAGCAAGAACTCAAAGAAGAATTTGCTCCTATGCTCTTAGAGCAAGCAAGGTTATATAATGCTGACTATGAGTGGGAGCAGGGTTGGAGTCTCTACCCTAACCATCGCGGTTATTTCCGTCTAGTGATTGTGTTTGACCCTAACTATGTGCCAAGAAGTATTCAGTGTAAAGACATTGACCCAAGACCTAAGTGTTGGACAGTTGCTTACATAAACAAAGCAGGTAAGAATGGATTGGTTTATGGTTGGGGCTCTAGAAATTACTTTGAGACCTTGGAAGAAGCCAGACAAGAATTTGGTAAGACTGCTCTAGAGATAGAGCAAGATTTCAAAATGAAGGAAATTACTAAGTACTCAGTACGCAAAGCAATATGCCTTACCTGCGACAAAACTCACGACTGGAATGAAGAAAAGCAAGAGTATTACGGAATGTGGGAGTTTCAACCTCACCGTGAGTTTGATATAACCTATGACGGTTGTAAAGGTTGGGACTAATGGAAGAGAAAGATATCTTTCAGCAAATTGATGAAGTCTTTGAAGATGTTGTAACTGTCTTCACTATTGAAGTAGGTGGAGAGAGTTTCAAGATAACCTCAATGGCAGAAATTCCAACCGAGAAAATGATGGAGTTCTTTGTAGGTCCAACGGATGTACATTTGAAATTCAAAGATATGCTTGACCTAATCGCTATGTGTTTGATAAACCCAGAAGATATAGTAAGAATCAAACAGATGAAAATGAAAAGAATGATGGAGTTTGTTTCTAGTTGGGTAGAGCAAAGTTCAGATGCGTCAATGGAAGATGGAGAAGAAATTGATTAAGCCACACTACAACATTTTGATTGCTACCCCAGGTAGAACTATACACGGTGCTTATGTCAAATGTTTAGTCGAGACCACTAAGTGGTTGAACGACAGAGGTCTAACCTATAAGTTTCTCAACTACGGTTCTTCTTTAGTTTCTCAAGCAAGAGAATGTACTGCCATAGATTCAGATACCTCCAACTGGGAGACACACGAGATTGGTTCTGGTGAATACACCTATGACCGAATTGTTTGGATTGACTCAGATATCTCTTGGAGTATTGAAGCCTTCGAGAAACTAATTACAAGCGAGCACGAAATCATTAGTGGTATGTATTACACACAGATTGGCGATATGTCAGTTTCTGTTTCTGTGTTTGCCCCCGATGGAAAAAGTCCCGTCAACTGTAAAGAACTAGATTTCTTTATGGTCGATGAACCAATAGAAATCTTCGGTGCTGGGTTCGGGTTTATTTCAATGAAGTCTGGTGTCTTTGAGCGTATGCAAAGACCTTGGTTCAGAGTAGAAAGAATCGACCACCCGCTATTCAAGATTACTTTAGATATCGGTGAAGACTATTCTTGGTGTATGAACGCTAGACGAGCAGGTATGAAAGTGATGCTTGACCCAAGTATCAAAGTAAATCACCACAAGGAAAGCGTATGGAGCCTGAGATAATCGGAAGACCCAAGTGTGGTTTTTGTGCCACAGGACATCACGACAACTGTAAAAAAGAAATCAAGTACCACGACAAGATTTGGGTGTGCGAATGTGCCCACGAAGTAAAAGAGCAAGATAAACTCATTGAATGATTGACTACACCATAAGACCCGTCGCATCAAAAGACGCTAACTTGATGGTTGTAGAAAATCACTACCTCCACCGAAGAGCCAGCACTATGTTTGCCTATGGTTTATTTGATGGCGAAGAGATGATTGGTTGCGTAATTTACGGAAAGCCAGCATCGCCTAGCGTTTGCGTTGGAGTTTGTGGCCCAGAAGAATCTTCTAATGTTCTAGAACTCACTCGTCTTTGGATAAAAGATGGCACTCCTAAAAACACAGAGTCTTATTTGATTGGTAGAAGCCTAAGACTTTTGCCTAAGGAAAAAGATATAGTAATCTCTTACGCTGAAATTGATGCTGGTCATATTGGAATTGTGTACCAAGCAACTAACTGGTTTTACACGCCATGTTGAGTGGAGACTGGATGGGAAATCTGGTTCTCACTCTCGCCATATCTTTGATGCTCACGGTGGAGTGAATGGTGCGAAAGCATACTATGGTGATAGACTTGAAAGACACGAGCGACCACGAAAGCATCGCTATGTGTATTTCAATTCTTCCTCAAAACAGAGGAAGAAAGAACTGCTGGATAAGTTGAGATACAAAGTCCAGCCTTACCCAAAGAAAGATACAAAAAGATGAGTTGGATAACAAATCTATTCAAGAGAAAGCCTAAGCGTCTCCCTGCTCGTGACGCGATTGGTCGCTTCCTAGCCGATGACAATGGCAATGTTCTTTACACTGATTCACCTGCTGAACTAATTGAGAAAGCAAAAGCAAAAGCACTAAAGAAAGATAAAGAATTGCTAAGCAAACTCAATGCTGTCCACGATGTGAAAATTACACTACAGGCTATTAACTCTAAGACCTGTGCCTGTGGCGGAGAGTGTAAGTGTGCTCCAAAGCCAGCGGTAAAGAAGCCAGTCGCAAAGAAGACAGCATCTAAACCTGTTGCTAAGAAGTCAGTTGCTAAGAAGGCAACTTCAACAACTGCTAAGAAAGCAACACCAAAAAAGAAGTAATTTCAAAACACTTTTTAGAATTAGCCCCGAAAAAATCTAATCCTTGATTTTTCGGGGTTTTTTCTATGTTTGTAAATGAAAAAGGTACCCCGGTCACTCACCAGGGGCAAAATTTCGCCCAAAGCAGATTTCGCTAATAGCGTATAGTGGGAACTGTCGGGGTCTAGCCTCGACGGGTAGAGGCGTTCTTTGAATTGCGTAATCGCAAACAGAATGGGTTGAGTGGTCAGCAGCCTCTCCCCCGTCTGGCCACTCAACTCTTAGTGTTAGGTAATTACTTATGACAGACGCAATTGAGAGAGACCCGTTCGCAAAACCTGAGTTGGAATTGCCAGATGTCCAAATCGACACCCCTATCAACCTCAGACCTGACCTCAGCCTCCACGGAATTGAAGAGACAGACCGTGGCGTATGTCTGGACACATTTGAAAATAGACAAGCGTTGCGTAGGGCTAAGTTCAATTGGCTTCCCGTCTACGCTCTAAACGGAGTTCCGACTGGACTAATCCAAGCCCTCTCCCCGGAGATGCAGAGTCAGCAACGGCTGATGTCGCTGGATGAAAAAATCGCAATTTTGTCTGACCCTACCGATAAAAACTCTGATTATATAACTGGCTATGACTTATTAGCCGAGTCTGCTTCAGACTACATCGCCCCGCCTTGGGTGCTGGGAGCAACACGGGCTTGGGCGAAGCAGCAAAACTCTGGCGAACTCTTGCATGGAAAAAAGGAACTCCCTTTCCCTCGACGCTGTAAAGCAATAAAGGATGATGGCATCAGATGTCAACTCTGGTCTGGCGGGAGGGGAGCGGATGACGGCTTGTGCCGCGTTCATTTGGGCTCCTTACGCAATAAACCTACCGACTCAGTTGAGCGTGCCCGTCAACGGCTCACTCAAGCAACTCCATCCGCCGTCGATGTTCTCGAACAACTTATGGACAACGCAGAGTCCGAACCCGTCAAACTCAAGGCGGCCACCGAAATCCTAGACCGTGCTGGTATTCGTGCTGGCATTGACATCAATACCGATGTCACTATTGATGTCCGCCCCGCAGCATCCATCATCTCTGAACGGTTGGAGCGTTTAGCAAATAACGCCATAGAAGCACAGAGGCGTTTACAATCAGCCAATAGCGAACAAGAGACTATAATAGAAGCAGAAGTCGTAGAAGACGACAAGAAAACCGAGACCGATGTCAAACCTGAATAGTATAGTAGAACAACTAACGGCGTTGACGGAGGGGCTTCACGAAGATGTCAAACTAGCGTCGACCAGACTTGAGCACATCAGGCTGACGGCAAGGGCCAACGAAGCGGTCAACATTCTTCACGACCTTATGTTATTCCGGGATGCGGAAGGCCAAGATGCCAACACCAACGGCGAGTGAATTACGAGAACGCTTCATATCTAAAGCATTAGAGTATGTGGGATACGAAGCATCTAACGGCTTGGAAAATACATTTGGTCAACGGGCTGGTCTGAACGGCAAGCCATGGAACGGATTGTTTATTGATGTCGTCGCCGCAGAAGCGGGTATCCGCTTACCAGTAGCACACACGGTGTCGACGGTAGCCCTGTCTCATTACCTGGGTAGGGGGTTTTTCCATGTAAGACCACGGCGAGGAGATATCGTCTTCTTCCAAACATCAACGGCAAGCGAATTCGGTATGCCTCACATTGGTATCGTTCTGGACACTAAACGGCACGCCACTGACGGTATTATACAAACCGTCGAAGCAATGACGGCAAGCGGATTGCCTAAAAAAGCACAAACACCTAACGGTGTCTATGTACGCACCCGTCATCAAACGGAGGTCATTGGATACGCCAGACCAAAATATAAGACGGCTAGCCCTTTGACCCCAAACGAGAACGCACCAGAGGTTACACCCGCTCAGGTCCGTAGCGGAATAAAGCATAAGAGCGTCGTTCTTGTACAACTGGCGTTGTCCAAGGTGACCGGGATTACAGGCTTGCCAAGAGGACACTTCGACTCAAAGACCAAACTTGCTTACGCAAAGTTCCAAAGGGACATTGGTTATGTAGGAGCGTCTGCGTCTGGAGATGCTGACTATAACTCCCTAAAACTATTGGGAGAACTAACGGGCTTCTTCAACGCAAAGCAGTCCTAACACATAGCACACACCAGTGACATTTTGCTGGCGGGAACAAATCCTTATGCTTTTCCAGGCTCAGCGGCTGAAGGCGAGGCCGCGACGGCGGGTTTGGAAAAATAATTACATAACTTATGCGTTTCGACTTGACAAATCCCAAAAACCGCCTTAGGATATGTCCCATATCCTAAGGTTACTTCGAATATAATTCCCTCTGAAGCCCAGTAAACAAGCGGGAGGCGAACCCCGGCCTAAATAAAAACATAAGACGGCAAGCCCTTATGCTACACATTTCAAACGGCGAGCGGGTGACTGAACGAAACAAACGGCAAGCGAAAAGACGGCAAGCCTGGGTACCCCCTTTTTCCATGCAGATGACGGCTTGCCTTCAACGGGGTATAGAATAAACACATAACGGCAAGCAACGGCAAGCCATGAGCAATAGAAAGATAACGGATATGACATTTGACGAGTGGGTAAAGGTAGGGTTCGATAACGGGTGGGTTGGTGCACCTATATGTGAGACCCATGACGGCTTGCCTCTTACAGAGGCACAGGATAAAGAGTTTGAAGAGGGTGGAGACCCTTGCGTTCACATCCTGCGTTTGTACGACACTGTAGAAGAGAAACTAGAAGTTGAAGAGAACCATTCGCCATCTGTGTGGCGTGCAACTAACTCTGGTTTGGGCATCTCAAACTTAGAGTAAATTCTTAAAATCATAGGTTTTGTAATGTTTTATGATAAACCTATGAGACACATAGAACTGCACACAATTGAATCCTCTAAGGATGTCGCTACTGCTAACCATGTTGGCTTGGAAGTGGCCGGGGCGGAAACTTGCGAGGAATGTTTCCAGCAAGTTGGCGAAAGCCCTATTAGTAAAAAGTTTGTCCCCTTTGTTCTCGCCTTAGATGATGAGGCAGAGTGGGTCGTCTGCTTCGAGTGTGCGTCTCCCATCCTCTAACCTCCATCTAGCAACCAGGTTACCCTTTTTTCCATGCAAGTGGATTCCATGCTGACGCATGGAAAAAGAGGGGACCTGGTTTTTTGCTTCCTCCCGGCTTCTCATCAGAACTCCTTATGCTTTTCCGGGGGATACCCTGAAGCGTTCGCTCACAGCGAACAAAATAATCTTGACATTTGGAATAAAACTGGAATGATTGAAGTTATAGATAGTATGAACCAAATAGAAACACCAGAAAAAAAGATTTCCCAAACCGGGAATAAATCTGGAAGAAGTTTAGTTCTACTTATTACAACTGAATAAAAAGTCAAGGACACGCCAAAAAAGTTTTTGAAATGAACTTGACAAGTATGAGACCCTGTGCTTATACTTTCTAATACACATACAAATGCGTAAATTACTAAGGAGACCAAGTGAACGCAAAATCAGAAAAGGACTGTGCTGGCAAGGCACTTTACCTAGAGTTCCGTAAAGAGAACTACACCTACCAAATGATTGCCACTCCACCTGCGATAGATGTGAATGGCAACTTCATCCCTGCGTGTGCTATGGAGAGAAGACTCTCTTCTTATCACCCACGCAAGAACTGGAACTTTACCAGCGTTCCTGTGAACGACTCATTCAAGATTGAGCGTGATGCTAGTGGCGATTTCTCACAGATAGATTTAACATCTGCTGGCGAGATTGGTGCTCTTCACATTCAGCGTTTGTTCGCTCGCACCATTGACTCTCTATTCCACAGAGGTTGGACTTTGTTCAAGACACCTGTGGCAGTAGAAGTAACTTACAAGGACTTGGCAACAATCAAGTCTGGTAAGACATCCAATGACCTTGTTAGACGCATCGAGCGTTCACGCAAGCACTTTGGATTCCCAGAAGAACTCTTCGACCAACCAGTCGTTGAGCCAATCGTAATGACACCAGTAACACCAGTAGTCTAAGAATAGGAGACCAATTATGACTACAATCAACCCAACACAAACACCAACCCAGCAAGCAGTTGCTTGGACACGAGACCAAGTTAGATTGCACCCTAATCTGCCAGAACTATTAAACGCAGTCGTGGGTCAAACTCTAAACTCGGTTTCTGCATCTGACCTTAACCTTGTATTTGACGAGACAACTGGTAAAGCAGTTATTCGTAATCGTGATGCAAATCCAGTTAGGAAAATTATGAACGCAGTTGATGCTCTCGCTGGCGAAAGTTTTTACTTACGACCTAATGGTCACAAGTATTTCACTCGCTCGTGGGGTCAGCACACTGATGTTGAAGTCGTTCGCAACCAAAGAGCCAGCGAGCGTGGAAAATCAATCCTGCTCTATGGTGCTCCGGGAACTGGCAAGACTGCTATGTTCGAGGGTGCGTTTGGTGACGACCTAATCACAGTTCTTGGAACTGGCGATACCGAAGTTGGCGACCTAGTTGGTGGCTATGTTCAAACTGTCGCTGGTGGCTTTGAATGGATTGATGGGCCGCTAGTCCAAGCAGCAGAGCAAGGTAAAGTTTTGCTCATTGACGAGATTGGTCTAATCGACCCTAAGGTCTTGTCTGTTGTTTATGGACTTATGGATGGTCGTAAAGAACTCAAAGTAACTGCGAACCCTGAACGAGCAATCGTTAAGGCTAAGGAGGGTTTCTTTGTGGTTGCTGCGACTAACCCAAATGCTCCGGGAGTAAATCTTTCAGAGGCACTTCTATCTCGTTTTGGTATTCAAGCCGAAATGACAACTGACTGGTCACTAGCCAAGAAGTTGGGCGTTCCAGCACAAGCAGTAACTTGTGCACAGAACTTGTTCAAAAAGCAACAGTCTGACGAGGTCAACTGGTCTCCACAGATGCGTGAACTTTTGGACTTCCGTGACATCGCAGAAGACTTGGGAACTGAATGGGCTGTAAGCAATCTAATTGCTCAAGCACCATTCGAGGACAGAGCGATTGTCGCAGATGTATTTACTCGTGTCTTTGGCACAGAGTTCAAGCCAGCCAAAATCTAGGTCTCCCAAACAGAGATTTTGGCTAAAGGGAGGGAGTGGGTCGACAAAATCCCCACTCCCTCTACCCCAAAAAAAGTTTTAAAAAATAGGGAATAATACTTGACTAATGTCAGTTATAACTTATACAATGTAGTTATTACACGAAAGGACTCAAATGAGCCACTACAAATTAGATACTAAGCCAGTAGGTCGCACGCACTATGACTGGCTAGGCGTTGGTGCTAGCGTTGGAAAACTGGTCAACCAGTGGTCGCTACGCAACGACCTAGTTGTTGGT